CTTACTATCATCATAGGAATTATGATATAGTAAATCCACATAACCCACATACCAAATTGATTATAGGCACTTCCACGTTTAAAATTAGTAACTGGTGGAATATTTCTTTTCCACACATCACTTGACATGTATTCGTCTTCTTTAATGTTCATCGTGTTACAACTGAAATTGCTGGTTGACCCTGATTGAATACAGTATCAACAACTGCTTCAACCTTTCGGGCAGTAGAGATTCCTACATTATTATACACAGGAACACATACTTTGCCATGTGTTTTGTTTACATTACCTAAACGAATTACTCTACCAATCGTTTGAGAGATAGTAATATAATCCATATTACGCATAAACAACGCTGCCTCTAATCCTTTAACATTTATACCTTCTGATAGGATGCTGTGATGCAATACCACAAACTTCTTCTCATCATCCTTACCCCAAGCATTAAGAGTTTTAAAGAACTCATCTCTACCTACCTTCTTACCGTTGATAATAGCACCTGTCCTTGATGTGATAGTCATCCAAGAATAACCACGCACATTCAACTCATAGCAGAAGTCGGATTGAGATAGAAGACCAATAATCTGTTTGGTAGACTTAGCACAGATAAGAACCTTATCTACTTCTAATCTATCAATAGCACCAATCATATGCTCAGATTCTACTTCAGAATAGATCTCATCTTTTCTAAGTAAACGACTCTTATACACCTCAACTTTAGGTGGTAGTATGTAACCTTCATCAACCAACTTAGGTGCTGGTACATTAATGATTACATCACCATACACCTCCCTATCATTCATTCCTGCCTTGAATTGAGTAAGGCTATGCTTAGGAGTAGCAGTAAAGAAGAAGCACCTACTAGCACCTCCAGTTCCAAAAAATTTAGTAGAAGGGAAGAAGTTCCTATTAACACTATTGTGTGCCTCATCAAAGTAAACGGTATCCACTACAATATTACTTTCTTGTACTCTATGTAATGAATGGTATGTGGTAAAGATTAACTGATTAGATTCATAACATAGGAAGTTATGGTATCTAATATCATCAACTTTAGTTGAAGAGAAATGCTCTGTTTCACCACTATGAACGTGCATAACTCTTACATCATTAAACTCTCCTGTTTCCAAGAACTCAGAACATAGTTGCTCTGCTAACAGGATGCGTGGAGCAACTACAACAATAGTTGAAACCTCTTGTGTATTGAATAACCTTTTGGCATCATCAATCATACACATAGTTTTACCACCGCCAGTAGGAACGATGATCTGCCCCTTAGTATGGTTTGCCATAGCATCCAGAGCATCATTTTGGTGTGGACGTAATGGCATTAATGTTTCTCAGTTGAATATATTATAGCACAAAAAAACCCCCTTTCGGGGGTCTTGTGACAGTTAGAGATCAGTCCCTCAAATTTCTATCAATAGCATTTTGGTGTTCTGTTGCAGTAAGAGAAACCATAGTAGATACTAATTGAGGATTCTTTTTTGCATAACCCTCACCAAGTCTAGCATCAACACTTTGAACTGCGTGATGTAAGTATAGGTCTGTAATAAACTCTGCCTCACAGAGAGGATTCATTTGTTGTGTCATGTGTTTGTATATGTAACGACAATCCTACTATAACACAAAAAAAGAGGGTGTCAATCCCCCTTGGTTCTTAAAAAATTATAAAGCTTGTCCTACAACCCTAACAGAGTTAGTTATACAAATTAAAATTTCAACACTCCTATAGGTTCACCAAAACTATAGTCATATTCTAAGGCATCTGCACAAACATAGTGCGGATGATGAGTTGTCACACCCAAACGACCACAGAGTTCCTTATGGTTGTCCTCTAGCAATTCTACTGCGTAAAGCATGTGGTTTAGAACGTGCTTCTCATTATGATACAAACAGAGACGTTCCTTTAGTCCAATTAAGAAATTGCCACTACCAGCACAATTATCAATAAATTTGCTGCTAGAATCTTTCAATAAAGAAACATCAATCTCATCTATCATTAATTCTACCAACTCACGAGGTGTGAATACCTCTTGAGTTTCTTTTATTCTTTCATCAGATCTTTCAATACTAGATCCTGTCTCTATATTATGCTTGTTCTTTTTCATCTAAACATTTAATATAAGTACTAATTAAATCATTCTTACCAAAATGGTATCGACCATTAGTTACTGTTGCTACTTCTCTAAACTTAGGAGCAAACTCTAGTAGATTCTTAATTACTTCAGGTGATTTAACATTTAGAAAATGATGTCCTTTAGCATAGTGTGTAAAATTCTCAGTCTTTACTACTCCACTAGGACCACATCCATACTCACCAATAAAAACATCTGCCTCAAATCTATCTTTGTAATCTAGAAATTCAAAATCGGGATGTTCTCGGTGCATAGGAATCTCGTTCACCCCTTTTGCAAATCTCGATGTGTTTTTTACTTTCCAATACTGTTTTACTGCACTTATTCCACCAGGAAAAGTAGCAGCATCTAGATCATCATCAACTTCACAATGAAGATATGACTTGATCTTATTCTGACAAGAAGGTTTCCTCATAGATGTAGGTAATACAAACCTAATATCATCTGTGATCTCAGAAGTTTTATTTAATATCTTTATAGCAAGATTCCCTCCTACACCATAAGGAGGGTTTCCTATAGCAAGAGTAAATTTCATAATAAAAGTATAACAGGAATCTCGAACAGTGTCAAGTATTATTTGAGTTGTTTACTTACGGTTACGCTTCCTCCACCATTCTTAGCTCTTACTGAATACGTGGTCGGTACTGTTGGTTGTCCTATTATCTGATAACCATCAGAAGATAATGCTCTAGGAACAGCAAAACTAGGATCAGCTGGAGATGAGAATCCATCTACGTTGTGAATTGGATCTGCTAAATTAACATTACTAACAGAATAACTAAATTGAGCAGCACCCCATACAGTACCTTCAGAACCAAGAGGACTAGAATCAACTGCAACTACTTTATTTCCAGCATTATCATAAGTATAAATCTCAAATGCAACACCAGCAGGGTTTTCCTTCCAGTTTATTTGAGGACTACGTTTTATCCTTGATATTGTATAGAAGTTTTCGCCAGGAGTAACTTGGGTGTGACCATCATATCTGTAATTTCCATCATCAGATTCTATGTAAGTAACACTAGCACCTTCAATATTAAGTACTCCTACTTGAACACCACCCCAATAATATTCAAAAGTTCCTCTAGGATATTGTGAATTAGGTACTGTAGCTAATACATAATTTTGTCCAGCAACATATCCTGGAGCATTAATCGTATCCCAACTTATACTTAATGGTTGTCTATTGAAACACTGCACCCTAACTGATGCGTTAGTTCCATTTGCAAAAGAATAATTTATAGGTATATCTAATTCACTACTTCCACTACTATTATATTTTGTAGTCTCTCCAATTTTAAACGTCTGATCTATATAAAATATACAATCATTATCAGACTGAGCTCTAAGTCTATATTCATTAACACCCCTAGTTAATGGTGGATTGAAAGACCAAGCTTGGAAGAAACCAGGTTCAGCACCACTTTGAGTTTTTGGATCTGTATTATTTTCCCAGTATGCTAATCTACGCATAAATGCTGACCAATACTGGTTCATACCAACATACTCGGATGAAGTATCTCCTGCCCAACCATTAGCGTTACTAGCAGAACCATGAGTTCCTGTTACATAAGATTTCTGCCAAACAGTATTACTGTTTCCATTAGGTAATATATAAACCTCTTGGTTTCTATCAGATTCATGATCATCTACGAAAAACATCTTCTGACCTATTTCTAATAAATGACCTGCTTTAAGATAAGGTTTTCCATTTGAATCAGTTCCACCTTGATTTCTTGCATTTAATTCAACAAATTCAACAGGATATATCCCTTCAGTTATAGTAAGTTGAGGAGAGTAAAATATTTTTGGTAACTCACTTGAACTTGGTGTTGGGAAATCAATATTACGAACACTACTCCATAAAAGTGATCCATCTGGTTTGTATATCTTTATTCCTTGCATACCATATCCATAATCACCCTTATCATTCCACATATGAGCAAACATAGCAGATACAGTACCAGTTACATTTAGAGTTTGAGTCTGTGTACCATCTAAATCAGGATAGTTAAACCTAATATAATTAGGATCACCCATAGTAATAATTGGTGCATTAGGAACAATAATAGGTGGTGAATTTGTTCCATCACACTGATTTCCAATAGTACCTCTAACACTACTTGATCCTGTATTTCCTAATAATGGTGTCTTAAAGTATTTTCCACATACAGCAGCTCCACCTTTACCACCACCTTCTCCTTGTGCTAATCCACTAGCAGCAGGACTTTTACCAGCATTAGAACCACCAGGAGAACCATGCTGTCCACCATCTTCACCAGTACCACCTGGACTTGAGTTCTTAGCAGATCCTAATGTTCCACCAGAATTACATTTAGCATCTATATCTTGTGTTCCAGCACTTCCACTACTTTGAGCTTGATAATTGGGTGATCCAGGAACACCAGCAGCACCATTACCACCAGCACCACCTCTACCTTGAATTGGTAAAGTTGAGGTATAACTACCATATGAAGTGTAACTACAAGTACGTGGAGTTGTAACACAAGTTTGTGTATAACAGAAGACAGCAGATATAGTTCCATATCCACTACCATCAGGACAAGGTAATGTTGCTATGTGTAGACTAGCACTTATTTCTCCTGGTCCACAACTTCCACCACTACCACTACCATGACATCCTTCATCATATCCAGCTGTATATCCACCACCAGTAGTACAAACCGTTCCACCACCAGAACAACTTGTATATCCACCTAAATCACATATACCAGCAGCAACAGGCCACTCTCCTTGTATTCCTTGTTCTCCACCGCCACCGCCACCATATATCTTACCACCATTAACATGAATATAAGTTATACTTTCTATTCCTCCATGTGATATTGATAATGCTGGTCCACCATCTTTACCTGGATCACCTTCATCTTGAGGACTATGACTAGGACCAAAGAAACCACCTTTACCACCAGCACCATATATTCCACCACTAACATGAATCCTTGTATTCAACGCCTTTAATGGATCTGGCATGACCAACTTAGCAGCAGCCTTTTTAGTATGACCTCTTCCACCACCACCTACAGAACCATTAGTTCCTTCATCATCAGAATATGCTATTCCTGTTATATTGATTATCTTCTGTACATTTCTTTGATAATTTCCACCAACACCAGAAGCATCTAAGTTATTAGTACCATCCCAATCAATTCCACCTGAACCACTCTTCAGACCCATATCTAAGAATTGATCATTACCAGATTGATTAGCAGTATATCTCTTAATAGAATTTCTAAATTGTGATGCTTTTAAATTCTTACCTATACCAGAATATCTGAAAGGACCACTACCACCAGTACCAATCGTGCGTTCTACTTTTGATATTGAATAAAAATTTTGTGTTAATTTGGATCTTTCGATTGAATATGTTCCATCCGCTTGTAATGTTCCACCTCTAAATCTAAAACTACCATATTGATTAGTGACCTCAACATAATCAACAGTAGCACCTTGAATATTAAGAACTCCTTGAAGAACACCATCCCAATAATATTCAAAAGTTCCTGCAGGAAATTGTCCAACAATAGGTGTTGTAGCTTCTACATAATTTTGACCAGAGATATGACTCATAGGATCAATAACAGTCCATTCTGCTGGCTGTTGATCGTGTCCATCATACCTAATATCACCAAGTTCTATGTAAGTCTGTGTAGCAGTATCAAGATCAAGTGTTCCTACTTTAACACCACCAAAATAATAGTCAAAAGAACCTCTAGGATAATTTGTACTATATGGCATCGCCTCCACATAATTTTGTCCAGAAACATATGCTGGTCCGTAAGTTGTATTCCAAGTCACACTCACTGGAAATGGATCAGATGCTATTTGATCATTCTCAGTAGAATCTGGTGTTATAGGTTCTCTATCATAGAGATTTGTATTTCTAAAAAGTTCTGAAGCAGAAATAGATCCACTACCAACTTCCTTAAAATTGTTTCTTAATTGACTAAACTTTATTTCACCTGAACCGAAATATGGTCCTGCTTTGGTTACACTAATTCCCATTAACTATTCCTTAGTGAAGGTTCTGCCACGTAGATCCATTATAAACTTGAAGTTTGTTTGTAGTAGTATTGTATATTATTGCACCAGCAGCTAATCCTGCTAAGTTACCTCTCTCAGTTGTGGTAACTTTTGGTGGAAGCATAAAGTTTCTATTCTGTAAAGATGGTACAGTAAGTCCTCTACCAGCATTAGAGAAGTCAACAGCAGCACCTATTGGTTGATTACCAACTCCAAGATATTGAGTTGCTTGAATAGTACCAGTAACATCCAACGCATTTATAGGGTTGGTATTACCAACACCCAATCTATTGAAAGATGCATTTGCTGTTGGTGAATAAACACCCATAGCTAATGGAATATTTTCCGCAGAAGTTAAGATTCCAATCGTGGATACACCAGAGATAACTCCATTTCCTCCACCAATTTGAACTGCTCCAAGATTAACACCACCTAAGAATGTAGATATTCCAGCAGAATCTATTCTAACATCAATTTGATCGGGTAATCTATCAGCAGGAACGTCTGAAGGATAATTAAATACTCCCGTAACAGTTAAATCTCCGCCAACAGTCACGCTACTAGTAACTCCTAGTGTTCCAGCAACAGTTGCATTACCACCAACAGTTAGTAAAACACCAACATCTAAACTATTTCTTACATAAACATCACTTGAGAATGTTCCAATACCACTTACATCTAAAGGATATTCTGGGTCAAGTTTATTAACACCTAACTTTCCAGTATAGTCTAGTGACATTACTGTGCTGTTATTTACACCATATATCCAGTTAAATGATCCAGTATTAATACCAGCAGCCCCACCACCATGAATAATAGTATTGATGCTACCAGGATCTCCATTAATAATATCAAGTTCTTGACTAGTTTCACCAAACTTAACTTGTGCTACGCTTGCTCCAATACCAATCGAATCTCTCTGACCTAATTGTAAAACAGCATACTCTTCACCAACAACATTAACAGTAGAAATTCCTGTCTTATATACCTGAATATCACCTATTGGATTGTTGACACCAACTCCCAATTTACCTTGAACATTTAATGATGCTGCTGTTGCTATACCTATAGTTGAACTAGCAGAAGTTAATCTTCCAGTAGTAAGAATACCAGAAACAGTATCACCATCAATAGTTCCAAGTATCTTAAGTATATTAAGTGTTGAAATACCTGTTACCGCATTAATATTACCATTAACATTTCCAGTAAGATTACCAGTAACATCACCTGATAAAGCACCAGTAAATCCTGCACCAGTAGCGTTTATAAGACCTGCATTTATAGTGGTTGATTGTAAAGTAGTGATTGTTGATACACCACTAACTACATCACCAGTAACATCTCCTTTAAATTCAGTAGCAGTAACTACACCCGTAACATTTGCGTTTGTAGACTGTAACTGTGTAATAGTTGATAATCCACTAGATACAGATCCATCAACATGTCCTTTAAAGGTGGTAGCAGTAATAACACCTGTTGCTACAATACCACCCTTATCATTAATACCTACACCTTCTTCAAAGTTAGTTAAGTCATTATTTCCACTAACTTGGAAGGTAAATCGAGGATCTACTGTCCCCACACCTACGCCACCTTGAGCGTATATACTTGTATATCCTAATCCTACGTCTTTATCTAACCACTGAGATGTGGGAAGATTCAATAATTCTTTACCATCACCATAATAAGTAACAATACCAGATGGTTCGGTTGCAGTTATAATACCTGCTGTTCCAACACTAATACCAACACCAATTACACCACTAGAATAATCATTTCCACTAACGGTTAAATTGGTTACAGTTAAAGATGTAATTATACCTGTAGTTGCATTAAGTTCTCCCGAACCAACAACATTAGGATCTGCAATAACTTTAACTTTTCCTCGGACATCCAAAGCCTCAGTTGGAATAGTAGTTCCGATACCAACCAGACCCGTTTGGTTTACGATCAGATTGTCATCATCAACCTGAACACCATTACGGAAATTAAATGTCTTCTTAATATTAGCCATTAATATTATTTTTAGTTATTTATTATGATAAAGTATCAACCTTATTAGATAATTCCTTGATTGCTTCCAATAGAAGTGGAACTAACTTCTCATAATCAACAGCATAGGTTCCATCTTCTCTAATGGTTACTGTGCCAGGTAATCCGATAGCAGAAATTTCTTGTGCGATCACACCAGTATCTTCCTGTCCCTCTTTCTTAGATGCCTCATTCCAAGTAAAGGTATTACCTGAAATTGATTTAACCTTAGCAAGAGAATCTTGTATTGGTTTAACATCATTCTTCAATCTTGCATCAGAAGTTGAGTATGCAGTAATATCATCAGTTACTTCTAAAGCACCATGAACTTTAGCACCAGAATTAAGAGTTTCAAACCTTAAGGTAGTGCCATGACGTAATTTAATACCTGCTCCAGCAGTATAAATTAAACCTTGCTCTGTGCCATCCTTATTACCTATTTCAATATTCGCATCACTTCGCAAGTATATGTTAGCGAGTGATTCATCTTTAATAATATTAGTGCGAACACCATTATTAACATCATGTTCAATAGAGAAATATGGTCCAGCAGTAGTTCCACCAGCAGTTAATTTAACATTATCAGGTAAATGTAAACCGCCACCAGCATTTATGTTGCCAGTAACATCTAAAACACCACCAAGAGAAAGTTGACCAGCAACACCAACACCACCACCAACTATTAAAGCACCTGTGGTAGAACTGGTTGATGCAGCATTTTCACAAATTCTAACGATACCATCCATTACATTTAAGGATACTGCACCAGAAGCAGTTACCTTATCACCAATAGAAACTCCACCTTTAACCACTAATGATCCTGTAGGAGTTACACCACAACTAGATGATGCTACCGTTTCATTATTAAATTTAACTATACCATCAACAGTTAAGTTAGTTGCAACTTTAAGATCCTTGTTAAATCTTACATTACCGTTGAACGTTACAGGTCCATTAAACTGAGATAGAATTGTATTAGAACTTCCACCCTCAACAAGTAATCTATCTTTAATGATTACTTCATCAAATACAACACTAAGCGTACTTGGATCTTCACCTGTTACAGTTGGAATTGGAATATCAAATGTTATCTGTTCACCAGAGTCAGATGAAATCTTAGTGTTTCCAATATAGAAATCACCCTTATCATTCATACCTGTGTAAACAACAGTACCACAAGAAGTTTCTTGTGATTGTGATAAGAACTCTTCTCTCTCAGTTAGAGATTTAAGTTGAACTTGAGGTAAACCAGTTGAATAGTTACCTGGACCATAACCAAGGTATTCAAACGTATGACCAGATGCTCTTAAAATAGATGGTCTTCGTAATTCAACAGGAAGTGGATTAATCTTCTTAATCTGAGAATTAAGAACATGGTTGTCAACAATCGTACCTAATGCACCACGAATAACTTTAAGTTTAGTTCCAGTACCAATAGTTTTATCAACAACTCTCATTATTTCACTATCAATCTGAATAAATGAACCTAATGGGAATCTTGCTTGAATAGATGCAACAGTTGTTCCTCCACCAGGTAGAGTAACTTTAATTTCATCCGTAACTGAAGTAATTGTTTCATTCAAAACTAGAGATTCATTATCATAGAAACAAATTCCTCTTACTCCTAAACTTTCTCCTTGCTTACCAGAGTTACCATCATTAGCAGATAATCCATGCTTAAGAATATACTTAGGAGATGTTAATCCACCTGGAGTTTCAGCAGTAAAACTATCTACATCCACAACTTCAGTAACAATAAAGTCTCCAAGATTAGCATCAGAAGCATTTAATGCTCTGAAACGATTTCCTTTGAGTAATCCGTGTGCAGCAGTACAATTAAATGTAGTTGTATCAGTTCCACTAGAAGTACTAACTTCAACAGTAGGTCCTACACTAACAACAGTTTGACCATTTAGAATAGTTTCACTTGCAGTCTTATTAATATTGATCTTGTTAATATCCGTAGCATCATTAACTCTGAAGTATTGATCTGTTCCAGTACTAATACCTGTTACTTGAACATAACTAGCAGTTGCCAAACTAATGTTTGTATCAGTAATAGCGATATTAGCACTAGGAGCTCCACCAATACCACCTTGAGATACTAATGATGAATCAAAATATAATGGAGATAGTGAACTCTTATATGCTGATCCTGGTTCAGTTATCTCATACTCGGTAACTGCTCCACCACTAACAACAACTTTAGCAGTAGCACCTTTCCATACAGCAGAAGCAGGAGCAGAAGCATCATCAAATAATTTTACGTTATAGTAAGTTCCATCAGTATGACTTCCTCCACCTGATAATGTTCCACCATACTTCAAACCACCAAGATTGTGTTCCTTTGTAAGTGTTAAAACAGCAGAAGTAGTATTATCAGTTACATCACTAATTGTATTTGCAACACCAAAACTATTAATAAAATTATTAGCAGTTTCTCTAGTAATACTCTTCTTAAGATCATTAGTAACTACATCACCAATAGGGAATCTCTTAGCATAACTATTTGCCTGTTGTGGATTATCATTTACATTATCTCGATCCAATTCTGGATAAAGATTAACAACATTCTGATTATACTTACCATTAGGAAATTCTTCTGCTATGACATTATTACCATTCAGAATGTACATATGGTAAACACCATCTTGTGCTCCCTCAACATATGGTAAGATTGTTTCAGTTCTATAAACAAATAGATTCTCTTTGTTATCATTCCTTTCAAATCTAGGTAATGCCATATCCCTAGTATGAGTGTCATTACTATAAGTTCCTACATTATGGACATTACCTAAAATGTCAGTTGTCTTATAAGTAAAGACTTTATCACTAATAATACTATTAACTAAGAATGTTCCATTATATCCTTTACCTGCTGCTCCATTAGGATTAACAGTACATTTTATATTCTTAAGGATAATCTGTTCACCAGCATTTAAATTATGTGACTTATCAGATCTAATAGTGACTATTTTAGTCGTGCTATTAAAATCAAGATAAGAAATGAATCTCAAATTCCTATTATAATCATAATCAGTAGATCCAATAGATGTTCTAGTGAAATCTGCTGTTGCTCTTATATTAGTAGAACTAGAATCTTGAACAATAAAACTATCGTTAGGATCTCTAGCATTTTCTAATTCTTTTGGAATTACATATCTAAACTTATAGAGTTTATCATCTAAACTTCTACTATCATTTTGTCTTTGAAGATAAGGAATATCCTCATCATCAGGATCTAAATTAGCAAAATTGTCATATATTGTGTTATAAGTTGATTCAGAAGACTGATTTGTACCATCAACATGAATAAACCAATTACTTTCAGCAGCATCCCACTGCATCGGATGTCCTAGATCACCTGGTTTCTTATCAGAAACTCTACTAATAATTTTTAATTTACCTGCATCAGGACTGTAAATAGTTTTAATATATTGTGGTGTAGTTCTATCAGAGTTAGTTTTTGATGATGCAATCTGAATTGTGTAATCATCTAAACTGATACCATCTTGTCTTGAAGCATTCTTTTCATTAGTAATTGCATAATAAATTTTATGCGGATCTAAACCTTCTGGTAAATCACCACTCTCTGCAATAATTCTAATAGATTCACCATTATTAAGATCATGTTTAGCACCAACAGCACGTAAATTGTTGAGTTCTATTTTATGCTGAATAGATGCACTTCCTTGAGTAGTATTATTATGAATTCCTTCATATTCTTTTTCTGAAGTAACTCTAACTGTTGAAGTCACAGTTGAAGCATTACCACCAACAATTTCCTTATTGGACATACAGATGGTAGCCTGAACTTTAGTTCCATTTGCCAAATCTATATAAAACTTCTCACCAACTCTTGCACCGATTCTAAATCCCTGTGCAATTTCAGATGGTACTAAGTTCTCATTAGTTTGACCTAATAAGAATAACTTACTTCTACTAAGAATATTATTTGTTGAAGTATCAGCAGCTTTATATGCTTGGTTAACAGAAGTATCAAGTTGATTTAACTCAATATTAGATTCTTCACTAACAACTGCCTTTGGTGCAATAATAGATGTAATAAATCCTTTATTATCTTTATCAAAAGATTCTTTCTTAAACCCATCAGCAGCAAGAGCAAACTGACCGAAGTTAGAGTTAGAGTTTGTAATAGATGCGTCACCACCAGACTTCATTAAGAAGTGGATGTGATAACCAATAGCAAACACAGAAACAATCTGTAGAACAGCATCATTCTCTAGTGTAATATGTGCAGTCTTCCAACCATCTCTATAAACAGCATCCTTATCTAAGTGATAAACATTTGCTGGATTAGGATTTGATGCTTCGGATGATAGCAACTCACCAGTTTGTTTTTGATATGTAATACCATCATATTTTCTACTATTTTTATTATATTTTACAAATGCACGATCATCTTTCTGTAGTGATACCCCAGTAAACTGAGCAACAACCATAGATCTAAATCCAGTTGCCTTTGCACCATCAGCTTTCATACCACACATACCAAGAACTGATCTTAACGAACAGTTAAAGATGTATGGTGAAGCACCTGTTACAGTATCAACTTCTACACTAACCTCTGCACTACCAGCACTTAATCCACCAGCAGGACCTGCCCTAAGATTAGGTGGAACATAAGATAATAGATATGTGAATTGAGTTTCATTCAAAACACTATTAACTTTAGTTGAAATATTATATGTTACTTCATTAACACCCTCAATCTTAATTGGTGTACCACCAGTTAATTCATGTGGAACTGCTGTTGTTACTGTAACAACCTGACCTGGTGTTGCACCATCACCTGAAATAATATTTGAGATCTGAATACGATCAGCAGAGAAAGCACCTACAATTTCAAATTCAGGTCTTTGCTTTGCAAATCCACCTGCATTACTAGGAAACTTCTCATCAATATCTCTGATTGATGCCCTATTATATGCGTTGGATAACTTACTATAGTAAACATCTAAATCAGTTAATCCACCAAACTTATCTAACTTATTAACACCATCAGCATATTCAAAACAAGTTACCTTATGGTGAGAAAATACTGGTTTAGATCTATTTGTAGTATCAAAGTTAGTAGGGTCTGTATATACTAATGTAGACTCATCCCCATCAAAGATAGAGAACTGCCAGAAATAACAAGCACCAGTAACCCTAAAGATAGCAGTAGGTTTTGCACTATCATCAGTAGGATTTGGAACATACTTAGGACGAACCTTTGTTTTTCTTAAGTCTAATCCAACAATAGAAGTTCCTCTAGGAACTATAACACCACCTTCAGTACTGTTGAACTTATAAAGTATATTATCTTCTTGCGTTAAGTCAAAGTTAGAATTAAGAGTTAATGTTAAGGTATTTTGAGCACCTGATTCTGCACTACTTGGACTAACAGCAGTAGCAGTTCCATTAACATCCTTTATACCAAAACCTGGACGGTTATCTATTAAATGTTCACCTGGAAAAAGTAATATTGTTGTCTTCTCTACTAAATCATTATCATTTCCCCTTAGATATGAAAATCTAGCGGATTCGATAAGTGCTCTTTGTAAGGTCTTAAATGGTTTTGTTAATGAGTTACCCTGATTTTCTATTCCATCAGTGGCATCAAGATCATTTGGATTAACATAAAGAATGCGACCCTCACTATTCTTTATGAAATTCTCTAACTTATTAAGTGGCATCTTTTTATACTACTAGTCCAGTTGGTATTTCTATACTTTATTTAGCTTTACTATCTGTCGTTAATTTTGGTTCAACATAAGTAATGATCTCAGGATCAGCATGTTCTTTGATAACATCCATTACACTCATGAACTGTTCCGTGTCTTCACACTTAACAAATCTAGTTTCACCTTCACTACTAATTAACGTAATTCTTCTTTTGCAGACATCAACTATGATGTCCTGTACAGTTTCATCATTCATAATCATATGTATCGCATAATATCTATATATTCTCAACGTAATACCACGTAACCGCAACTCTCTTTTTACCTGCATTTACGGGTTCACCTGCGTGAGGATAGCACCAATTAGATGGAAATATAAGAGCATAACCAGGTTTTGGTTTGACTGATAGATGTGTAAATGCAGTCCCACCACCTTTCTTTGCTTCTTCTAGATATAATATAACAGAAATTTGTCTGTAATACTCACCCAATCTAGTTTCTGTTGCTGAATCGTGATGAAACTTATACTCTTGCCCTTTTTTATAATCTAATATCTGTATTCCTTCTCTCCAAGATCTAGTTCCCACAGCACCAGGTACAGGATAATAACTAAAGTTTGGATGAACCTTTTGCACTCTTCTTTTATATTCATCCAATCCATTATTCATAGCAGTATGAATAATATTAGTTATTTCATGTTCATCATCTAAAGATACACCAGTACTAGATCTAATATCAGTATTAGTTTGGCACTCATCACCAGGTTTGCCAAACACCGTATTATCTTGGAAATCTAAAGTATCAACATATTCATTTACTTTTTTAAGATCCTCATCATTAAGAATTTTAATTACTTGTATCAGATCATTCATCTAGTTACTCATCTAGTTCAATTATTATAGCATACTATGTGGGTTTTGTCGGCCAAGGAGGATTGGCAATATCTGTAGTGTTAGCAGGTAAGTCTCTTAGTGCCTGTCTATAAGTAGCCCACTCAGCTTTCTTATCGGATGATAATGTACTATCTGTTGTTGATTGAGTCCAATCACATTCTAATAATTTTTTATCTCTGGATTCTCTCATACCCTTTGTCCATGCTTCTGTATAATCAACTGGATCAAAAAATCCACCAGCATCAGTATATTTCCAATCAGGTCTTACTAAGCATCGATTTGCAATACCAGCAAATTCACCACGATAAGTAGCACCAATAGCAACGAAATGATGTTCAGTAAACCCCATTTCAGCACAAGTTGGATTCTTGGAGGTATCCGCATATCCTACTATAGTAGTTGCTACTAAACTAGTAGCATTATCAACTATAGCAAAATCTATGTAAGTGGTTCCAATACCAGCTCTTATATTAGTTTGAACAGTATCACTATCAGCTTGATGTTGAAGATCTGTTTTTTTAAAATCGTCTAGAAAACTCATAATTAAACTGTAAATTTACTCTTCTTGTATCCAAAAATTACAATACATCCTGGTTTTCCATCATTTATTCCTATAGGATTAGCACCACCCTGAACTCCTCTTCCACCTCCACCAGGAGTCCAGTTGTGACCACCACCCCAATAAGTTTCTCCACCTCTACCAGTTTCTCCACCAGCACCAGGAGTTCCTTCACCACCAAAGGAATTTATATCACCATATCCAACTCCTCCTCCACCACCAGCAACAAGAGCACCGTTATTACCACCACTACCACCTTGACCAGGATAGGCAGTTATAGCATACTGACTTGAGTTTGGATAGAACTGAGAATACTGTCCAGAAGATCCATTACCTCCACCAGATCCAGCAGCACCACCTTGACCAACAAATAAAGTACACTGACCATTACCCATTTCTGCAGCAGAATATTTACGTATGGCTGTACCGCCACCGCCTCCTCCACCACCAGAGTTTCCACTGGAAGAACCACCACCAGCTCCTCCACCACCAGAAGTAACGAAAACTAACCAAGTATCATAATCAGTAGTATCAAGAGTAACTGATATAGTTGATGGAGTTGTTTGAGTATTCCTTACATATATGCTAAATGCTGGATCAGTATTTGCTGTTCCGCCTGAACCTGGAGGACCTGTAGGACCTGGAGGTCCTGGAGGACCACTAGGACCACTTCCACCACCTGGACCTGGAGGACCTGGAGGACCATTTGGACCAGTTCCACCTGGACCTGGAGGACCTGGAGGACCACCTGGACCTGGAGGACCACTTCCCCCATCAGAACCATCAGAACCTGGAGGACCTGGAGGTCCTGGTGTTGTTGAGTCATTTCCGTCAGCACCTGGAGGTCCAGGAGGACCAGCAGGACCACTTCCACCATCATCACCATCAGAACCTGGAGGACCTGGAGGTCCTGGTGTTGTTGAGTCATTTCCGTCAGCACCTGGAGGACCTGGAGGACCAGCAGGACCAGTTCCACTTGGACCTGGAGGTCCAGGAGGACCAGCAGGACCACTTCCACCATCATCACCATCAGAACCTGGAGGACCTGGAGGACCACTTCCACCATCAGAACCGTCAGAACCTGAAGGACCTGTAGGACCAGTTGGACCTGGAGGACCTGGAGGTCCAGCAGGACCAAAATCTGATATAGAAATAGTACCTTTCATGGCACTATGGTACTCACAGATATAATAAAGTGTATTTGGTGCAGAAGCAGGAATAGTCCATAATATAGTTCCTGATTGAGTACCGTTACCTGTTACTCCTGTATTATATTGATTACCTGTTCCAGTAGTTTGTGATGTTTTAATCCAGAATGGATGACCACTCGCATTTACAGTAAAAACATAACTAAATCCTCTTATTAAATTTATTGTTGGATTATTACATACAGTATCAACACAATAAGAACCAGATCCACTATTTGTTATATTAAAATTTCTTGAACCTGTAGGACCAGTTGGACCTGGATTACCTTGAGGACCTGGAGGACCTGCTGGACCTGTAGGACCATCTCCACCCGTACCTCCTGCAGGACCAGTTGGACCAGTTGGACCTGTGGGACCAGTTGGACCTGGAGTACCAGTTCCACCATCAGAACCATCAGCACCATCATTTCCAGGAGGACCTGGAGGACCTGCTGGACCTGGAGTACCAGTTCCACCACCTGGACCTGGAGGACCATCTCCACCTGTAGGACCTGATGGACCTGTAGGACCTGCTGGACCTGTAGGACCAGGAGCACCTTGCGGACCACTACTTGGAACTCGATCCCAAGCATATCCATTCCACTTCCAAATTACCCCATTTTCTGTATGGGTATCATTAAGGGATGGACTGTTTGGAAAATCGAATGCTGCCATATTATGCGTTCTCTGGTATAACTAAAAAATTATATGAGGGTTTTCTACCAAATGTTACATTTTGAACAACCCAAGTTACTCTATCACCATCAGCTAACATAAGTTCATTTGGAAAAGGATTACCTACTGATGTTATTGGTGAAATATGTTTACCAGCATAATATCCATCAAAGAGATCCCATTGCACCCAACTAGTTCCACTTGTTGTACCGTTACCAAAACCAAATGTCCCTACGTAATTGTTTGATGCACTAACACCTGCATTAAAATATTCGGTTATAAACCTAACATTACCACCTGTATTATTAGTATAGGTAAATGATTGATTTCCTGATAAATTTCCTGTTAAAACTGTTGCTGCCATAATATCCTAATTCCTGTTTACTATTTAGAGGGGCATATGCCAATCCCCAGTTTGAAATGTCCCAGAACCACCAGGAGCTCCAGCAGGTCCTTGTGAAACTGATACCCACTGAGTACTATTAGTATCATTATAATAGACATATAGATGACCTGTATCAGATTCCCACCATAAGTCACCAGCAGTTGAAGGACCAGTTGGAGGAGATACGCCAATATCTAGTCCAGCAACACCTTGGGGACCAGAAGGACCAGTTGGACCTGGTGGACCAACAGGACCAGTTGGACCTGTGGGACCAGTTGCACCAGCAGGACCATTACTTCCATCTGCTCCATCATTTCCAGCAGGACCTGTGGGACCTGGAGGACCTGAACCACCCGATCCACCTGTAGGACCAACAGGACCAGTTGGACCTGTGGGACCAGTTGGACCTGGAGGACCTGCTCCACCATCATTTCCATCTGCACCGTCTGCACCAGCAGGACCAGTTGGACCTGTAGGACCTGCTGGACCTGGAGGTCCATTACCTACTATAGTTACCCAACTACCACCTTTTCGTATCTTAACTGCCATTAGTGAGCACCTGAGTGTGATCCATGATATGGAATAACATTATGAATCATATTATCAATTCCATTACCAACATTAAATTGAATTGATCCTGTTCTATTACTAGAACAATCTACATTATTAATAATGATCCTTTTATATTTTGTATTATTAGTAAAATTAATTCCATATCTCTGAGGTGTAGTAGTCATATTATTACTACCAGGATCAGGTGTTCCCATTATATCTCCACCATACTGTCCACCATCAATCATTATATCAGATTGATCTACACCATTATCATCGTATATATGAAGACCATCATAATTATTAGTTGAAACCGTACCATTATTAGAGCATTGCGAATCTCTTATAAAGATCTTTCTATGATTAGTAGAACGAATCCACATTCCATGTTCACCATTACCTCTACAATCAGCAGCATTTACTCTTAAAACACCAGTAAAAGTACTATTAACATAAAGTCCATGCTTAAGATTACTACTTATGTATGGGTTATTAATCCAAATAAAACTACCACCAGCAATCTCAATACCATATGAATTATTTGTATCAAAATCACAATCATTTATTCTAAAGAATGAACCAGGATTACCTGTTGCTCCACTAGGAACAGTTGAATCCATTAAGAATCCTTTATTACATCTAAGAACAACACAATTAAGGAACCATATTGAATTTACAAAATCTTTAACCCATAATCCATTTGCAGTTGGATGTGGACCTCCATCAACTACACCATCAATAATAACATTTTCACATCTTACCTGATCAACTCTTTCAGATCCACCAGCAGAAGCAGAAAATAACATTCCATAAGATCCAGCGTCAACTGCAATATCTCTAATCTCTATATCTCTAAATGTTCCAATTGAATGTCCGTCTACTTTAATACCACCAAATTGTTTTCGGATATAAATCCTATCCATTCTAATCTGTTGAGTATTTACATTAGAATAAAAATGAACAGCAGCACCATCAGTTCTAGGAGCACCATCTGTATGATCAAATGATAAATTAGCAAAAGTTACATTTCTTACATTATTTACTTTGAATATATCACTAATAGGATCAGTAGAAACCAAACAAGCTCCTTCACCATCAGCAGCACTAATCCTATAGTTCTGAGTAGGACCGATGATACTTATACCACCACCATCACCCATAACACCTTGATCTATTAATATAGTACCAGTTATAGAATAACTTCCTGTAGGAATATAAACCAATCCTCCTGTAGCTGCTAATGAATTAATTGCTGATTCGATACCAGCTTTATTTGTTACACCATTAGCACCTGGAACTGCACCAAAATCTTTAACATTAACTATAGGTAATCCTAATGAAGGAAGATCTCCAAATTCTACAGCAGTTGCACCGTTATTTACTTTTAGATACTTATTACTACTGGAAGTATAATTTGCAGGTGTATCAGCTAATGTAATAAAAGAACCACTACTACTATATGTCGCAGTAGATCCAACAGTAAAAGTTAAATCTGTACTCTGACCCATACTACAAATACAAATCTGAGCAGCAGATACAGAATATGTTGGTGTAGGATATCCTATTGATGCACCACTAGTATGCATAGTCCAATTCTGCCCATCAGGTGAAGTCCAAAGTCTAGGACCACTACTTGTAGTAGTACTAGTAGAATCAACACCGATAGTCCATGTAGTTACTGCACCTGTGTTTAATGCAAAGAAATGACGAGTATCACCACCAGCACCACCATTTAATGTTGTTCTATGTGATCCACCCCAAAGATTACCATTAACTACATTACTCATACCAGTATATTGATATGTTTTACCTGCCCCACCACTATTAAATTCTGTATAATCAGCACTACCAGTATTATTATTCTTTCCCCACCTAATAGTTGTAGTTGTTGGAGAAGGTGTAAATTCTAAAGCATTTCCAGCAGCATTAACTTTAACAAATTCTCCAGCACCTCCCATACTAGCAGGAGTATCTGTTAAGTCAGTATAAGTAGTTGCTCCAGCAGTAATAGTTGTCTGTAAAACCCAAGATGTGCCATCATACTTCCATGTCAACCCATTATGAGTATGAGAATCGTTTGTACTAGGACTTGTAGGAAAATCTATTGCCATTATGCTACCCTCCAACTACCACTAAAGTAATATTTTCCATATTGTCCTGGTCCAGCTGCTAAACCCGTAAAATTATATATTCCACCAGAAGCACTAACAGCCGCACTACCATTCCATATTCCTTGAGTGCTAGTTAAATTACCAGGAGGTACATCATGAAATCTCCTATCCCAGTGTATGGTTGAATCAACTACAGGATGTAATGATGAATCATTTATTGTAAGATGTTGAGTTTGCCCACCCCAACGTAGATTAGTATCACCAGCACTTCCACCATTATGTTGAATACTAAAATCAACATGAAGTATATTACCAGTTTTCACCCACACTCCAGCATTAACTTGACAATTTTGACAACTTTGTTGTGTTACATTAAATGTTCCAGTAGTTTGTGTAACTGATACACCTCTACCCGAAGCATCAACCCACTGAGAACTATCAACATCTTGATAATAAACATTTAATCGTCCATTCTGAGAATCCCACCAGAGATCACCATCACTAGGTGAAGTTGGAGGAGTATCATCAGTAGTTACACTAGCACCACCACCTGAGCCTGGAGGACCTGCTGGACCTGGAGGACCACTTGGAGTAGCACTATGTTTGACTATGTAACATAAAGCATAGTAATTAGGATGTGCAGTAGCAACACCATAAGTTCCAGCAAAAGTTTTATTAGCAAACATACCACCCGTTCCAACAATAAATCTATTGCTTAAATCAGGAACACCGTTACCTACCCCAACAATCAGTTGTAATGCAGTCGTAACTGGTGTAGAACCATCACATAATTGATATTCACTTGGTATATTAGATGCATCCCCAGACCATGCTGTAATTGTTCCTATAGCATCACCACTACCAGTACCCTGTGGACCAGGAGGACCTGAGGGACCTGGAGGACCAGTAACTGAAGGACCTGGAGGACCAGCAGGACCAGGACCACCATCACTTCCATCAGAACCATCAGAACCTGAAGGACCTGTAGGACCACTAGGACCTGTGGGACCTGGAGGAGCAATAGATTGAATTATCCAAGTAGTTCCATCCCACTTCCATGTATAACCGTTCTCGGTGTGGGTGTCGTTATTTGAAGGACTATTTGGAAAATTTACTGCCATATTATTAATCTTCCGTTATAGCTACAAAATTATATGAGAGAGCATTAGTATTTTGATCGATTTGTGCAGGAATTTTTACACTAATTTTTGATCCATCAGCTATCATCATTTCTAATGGAAAAGAACTGGGATAAGAAGCATATGCATTATTTACTGTATTATTATCATTCCTGAAAATTGAAAGATGTTTACCTGCACGATAACTTGATGTGGCACTTACAAAAACCGTATCAAGGTCTTGTCCACCATTATGATTAGGATTAGATGATGGACCGAAATATATTGCAAGTTCACCAGGATGAGTATTTCCTACCTCAAAGAAATTAAACACTATCCTTACATTTTTACCAGTACTGTTGGTATAAAGAGTTTGTGTATGAATTGATCCAGTACCCTGTAATACTCCGTTATATACTGTTGCTGCCATAATTACTAATTACCTGTTTACTATTTAGAAGGGCATATTCCAATTTTTTGTTTGGAATGCTGGTGCAGAACCACTATTAACTTTATTCGCCCATGCTGTACCATTATACTCTAAAATATGCCCAGCTTGAGGACTATCGAGTTGAACTGTTAACAATTGATTACCCATATAGGTTAGATTACCATTAGTAATACCAACCGCACGTACTACATCATCAGCACCTACAAATTTTAAACTATTATCTGATAAGAATAAGTGTCTAATCTTATATTCTGCATTACCTAGATCATACTGTGCATTATCGGTGGGAATAAGATGCCCACCTATACTCATATTACCAAAAGATCCAGTCCAAGTTAGTTTATCAGTACCTGTGTATATTCCTAATGAATTAACTGTACTAGCAGCACTAACAAATTTTATACTGTTATCTGATAAGAATAAATGTCTAACTTTTTGATCTGCTGAACCTATATCATATTGTTCATGTGCTATTGGAAGAAGATGACCTTGATGAGTAAATTCCCAACGATCAGTACCCTCTGTATTAACAAAAACAGTACCTAAACCAACTCCAGTATCAATAACTTCTACATGGCTATTACCCTCTTCTATCTTATCTGATGAAGCACCAGATCCAGGAGGACCTGGAGGACCACCTGGACCTGGAGGACCAGCAGGACCAGTTGATCCAATACCTACACCATTAGAACTAACCCATTGTGAACTATCAGCATCTTGGTAATAAACATTTAATCGTCCATTAACAGAATCCCACCAGAGATCACCATCGCTAGGATTACTTGGTGCAGTATCAGATGTTTCTACATTTGCACCACCACCTGATCCAGGAGGACCTGCTGGACCTGGAGGACCTGCTGGACCAGATGGACCTGGAGGACCAGCAGGACCAGGTCCACCACCAGCACCAGAATCCATATCATACCATAAATCTCCATCACATACAGTCCAACTGCCACCATTAGCAGTAGTAGGATCATCATTCTGAGCAAATCTATTTCCGTAAGCGTTACTTGTCGATCCAATACCTATTGTATTGTTATTAACTACAAAGATCGGACTTTCACAACTCCGTTCTACACCAGGAGTTCTATATTGTTTTACACTATCAATAGTTCCACTATTACCTGGACCTGGTGGACCTGCAGGACCTTCAGGACCTGAGGGACCAGTTGGACCTGTGGGACCAGTTGGACCTGGATTTGAAGGACCTACAGGACCAGGAGGACCTGGAGTACCAGCAGGACCTGTAGGACCAGTTGGACCACCAATACCTGGAGGACCTTGAGGACCTGGAGCACCATCATCACCAGCAGGACCAGTTGGACCTGGAGGACCACCACTAGGACCTGGAGGACCAGCAGGACCAGTTGGACCATCAGGACCAGCAGGTCCAGTTAAACCTGGAGCACCAGCAGGACCAGTAGGACCAGGAGCACCTGGATCTGGAATTCTTCTCCAAACGTATCCATCCCATCTCCAAACGGAATTATTGTAGGTATAATCTTGACCTACATTAGGATTAGCTGGAAAATCAATTCTTGACATACTGTATTAATATACCTCTTTATTTATTTTATGACTTCATAATGTAACATAATGCATAATAAGGAGGAAGATTCTTATTCGTTCCTGTAACACCTGCAGAATTTACAGTAATAGTTCCACTTACACTATTACCACCAGATCCAGTTGTACCAGATACACTTGCAGTTCCACTACCAGTATTTCCTGATATTGAAACTGATCCAGAAACACTTACACTATTGCTACTTGTAGAACCTGAAATACTAACTGTTGCAGAATTAGCAGAACCACTAACATTAGCAGTTGCACCCCAAGTTGGAGAGTTAGTAACACTACCCCAAATACTTTGTGAACCTGAATTACCAGCAACAGTATTCATCGCTGGAATAGCAGATGTGTGTTGGTGAGCAGAGTCACTTAAACTTAAGGAGTGTCCGTGAGAAGCAGATCCTGAGAAAGAGTGAGAGTGAGAACCAGAAGCAGAGAATGAATCTGAACCTGAGAATGAGTGAGTATGAGAATCAGAAGCAGAGAATGAGTGAGTATGAGCACCTCCACCACTAATAGAAGCAGATCCACCGTGACTGTGAGATACAACTACAGCATCAGCACTACCACCACTATTATCTACAGCATAGTTACTACCAGCACCAACAACAAATTTATCTCTTAAATCTGGTGTGCTATTGTTACCGTCACAAATTACCCATCCAGTCGGAATAGCATTCTGAGCACCAGACCACATAACAACAACACCAGCAGGTATTGCACCAGCAGAACCTGTAGGACCTGGAGGACCACTTGGACCATCTGGACCTGGAGGACCAGCAGGACCAGGACCACCACTTGGACCTGGAGGACCACCACTAGGACCTGGAGGACCAGGTGAACCACTTGGACCAGCAGGACCATCTCCACCACTTGGACCTGGAGGACCGTCATTACCTGGAGGTCCAGGAGGACCACCACTAGGACCAGTTGGACCAGTTGGACCATCTGGACCAGTAGGACCAGCAGGACCTGTAGGACCAGGACCACCACTTGGACCTGGAGGACCAGAAGGACCTGGAGAACCAGTTCCTGGAGGACCAGTTGGACCTGGAGGACCATCATCACCTGTAGGACCAGTTGGACCTGGAGGACCACCAGCAGGACCTGGAGGACCGTCTGGACCTGTTGGACCTGGACCACCTGTAGGACCATCACCACCTGTAGGACCAGCAGGACCAGGATTACCTGAAGGACCAGTAGGTCCAGGATTACCTGAAGGACCAGTTATTCCAGTTGGACCTGGAGGACCAGCAGGACCAGTAGGACCACCACCGTTACCACTAGCAACTACAGTAACCCACTGACTAGTATCACCATCATCATAGTAAATACATAAATCTCCAATATCATCTTCCCACCATAATTCTCCATGAATAGGACTAACTGGAGGATTAGAACCAATAGTAACAGGTACAACTGTAATTGTTGCAGCGATGCCTGGATGTCCCGAAGGATTCATAACATCTACTTGTGCTGTTACTGCTGCACCAACAAAATTAAGTTGAGTAATACTACTAGCACCACTAACAAGAGATCCTTCATCATATACACTAATCGCACCTGGAATTAATCCACCACCAACAGGAACCCAATATCTCTTACCCTCAAAACCAGGAATAGCAACCAACTGATACTGTTGACCAGAAGGAGCAGAAGGACTACTAATTGGATCGGCAAGGTTTGGTTCTGCTTGATCTAAACCAAGATACTTATACCTATCATCTTTTAATTGATCTTGGGGTAATCTCTTAACCCTTCCACTTAGGTATCTCTTAGACATTACTATTCTCTAGGATACTTGCTATTAGTTCCATTTCTAATGGAGCAACGTATCCACCAGAATAAGACTTACCAACATTTACTCGAACTGATTCATTTGCAACAGCAACAGCAAGAGTTAATGCAGTATTAGATGCTGGATCTGTTGCTCTAGGATAAGAATGTTCACTATAATGATTATCCATAGTACAAGTCATTATTATAGAATTATCTGCAATCTTAATTGTATCTCCATTTAATAAACCATTATTTCCAATATTTAAAGTTATTTCTCCAGTTGATCCAGTATAAGTTGCAGTACTTACACTAAACTTTGTTCCTACTGCTACACTTGAACTAGAAACTACCTCTATACACTGAGGAACTGCTCTAACAAATCTATGAATTGCTGTACTATAAACGTGTTCATTTCCACTAGCACCACCAATATCAATTGAAAATGTCTTAGATGTTCCAACATTACCATCAACGGTATCCACAGTATAAGATCTCTGAGGATCTGGGAAAATATTAGTTGTTATACCAGAATAACTTGGGCAAGTGAAATACATTCCACCCATACTAATCTGATCACCAGCATTAAATCCGTGCTTTATCTGAGTTTGAACTGTAGCAATTCCTGATGGTTCATCATATTGAACATCAGTAATAATACCAACACCTTGCTGAGCTCCACGAATGTATAAACTATCAACTACAATAGGAGTTTTTTCCAATACAATTCTACCATCCACCATTATTAATGCGTCCTGTGGTGGTATCTCTGCTTCCTTTATAATTCTTACATCTCTTTCACTACCAGTACTTCTCTGAGTTCTTCTTTGCCAAAATGTTGCTGTAGGATAAGTGGTTCCAACAGCAACATTAGATACTTGTGCATACAATAATAGAGCAGAAGTTCCTGTAGGAACTTCATAAAGTTTCTGTACGCCTGGTGCAACAGGAACGGCAATATTAATAAACTTATTTACTGGTGCTATTGCCATATTATCTTAACGCTAATATAAGTGGTGTTAATTGTGCTTGTATTGCTCTATTGAAATCTCTACCCCGTATTGTAGACGTTGTTTGATCAATAGTCAATCCATCACCAATTCTAAAATTACCTTTTTGATCCGTACTTGTGAAAGGAACTTGACCACCGTTAATGGCAACAACTTCATTTTCTGGTATTGGTTTTCCAGCCTGGAATGGGTTAGCTGTATTTATATCCTGACCCGAACCCACATATTCAAATGAATGTGAACTGGTTATAATCCGACTTAACCGTACAAATTCAACCTTTGCAGTAGATTTTACTTCATAAGGAATAAATTCATTAAAGGTTACTGTGGTTCCACCACTATTAGTAACTTCGGTTGCCTCATCCACAGTATATAGAATCGGATCCATATCTGCTGTCAACTGAGCATTACCACTACCAGATATACTCATTACAATATTCTGTGTAGGTAAGAAGTTTCTACCACTAGCAATAACATCAACAGAAGTGATCGTTCCAGCAGCACTTACGTTTGGTGAGAACTCAGCAATAATCGCTTCTGGTCCTTGTGGAAGAGTAGCAGTAACAAGAGGAGGTGCAGATGCAGAATAATCACCAGGATTACCACCATTAGCAACTACAATAGATCTAATAGTTTGCATCGGTGCAGTTATAGATGCAGTTGAGATTGTATCTGGGTAATCAGCCATATCCAAATGGAAGTATGCACCCTGACCATCAAAAGGAGTTCTATTATTATTGCTTTGATCTTGGCAATTTGTAACAACAATCTTATCAGCCTCAGCTTCCATCTTAGTGTCTAAAGTTCCATCAAACTCAACGCCACTAGTACCATCAGCAACTAATCCAAACTTACCGAATGATGAGTTAGAGTTTGTAAGATCACACTGTCCACCACTATCACAATAGATTGCTTTCTCACAACCAATAGTAAAGATAGAAACTAACTGAGCATATCCTTTGTTAGTAATTGAAACACCAATACCTGCTTCATTATATTGAGTGAAGGCATCACAAACCATACTCTTTAGATCCTGTCCTAGATTATTCGTTCCAGTATAAGCAGCACCTACGTGGTTTCCATCAATCCTCATTCCAATACTACCAGTCATAAAGTTAGTACAGTTTCTAACATAAGGACTTTGATATCTTCCTCTAGGACCTTCGTTAGATGGACCAAGTTCAATATATCCTGTAACTGCTTGATCAGCAGCATCGGTAGGTGGGAAGGCAACTGCAGCTAAACCATGATGAAGTGTTTCTGTTCCAGCAGATCCTTTGAAACTAACATTCTCAACTAAACAACCATTTCTAACGTGGAAGAAATCCTTATTTGTGTTCTCAGGCACTAGAGTAACTAATCTCAAATCTTCACCTGAAATTGCAACATCAGTTCTTAATCCAATTGGGTTGTTCTCATAATAAACACCAGAACGAACTTTAATCGTATCGCCCATTTGTGCTACTCCTGCTGCAGCAGCTATAGTATATTTTGCATCACCTTCTAATAATCCACTATTAGTATCACATCCATTCTTAGTAACCCATATAGTCTTCTTAGTTTGAACGCCAGGTGGTCTCCAAGATACACCAGCACCAACACCAGATACATCAAAAGAAGATAATCTATAATCTGTCTTACAGATACCAACACCATTATTATTAAACTTATCAATTATTTTACTTTCTAACTCTAAAGTACCCGTTAGTTTTGTATTCTGTCCTACATTTAAATTCTTCTCAATTCCTACACCACCTTCAACAACTAAAGCACCACTATTATTATCTACTGACTGTGTTGTACCGTAAATATCTACATCACCACAAATATTTAAATTCTTAGAAATACCTACACCACCAGTAACTACTAGAGCACCTGTAGTACAGTTTGTAGATTCTGTTGCTGAAGTAATCTTTTGTTCACCACAAATATTTAAATTCTTAGAAATACCTACACCACCAGCAACCGTTAAAGCACCAGTTGTACAACTTGAAGAATCAGTTGAATCCTGTACTCTTGCAATTCCACCAATATAAATTTGTTTTACTATTCCTAGACCACCATCCAATTGAACAGATGCACTTGTAGTTGATGTTGCATCAGTAGTATTATTAAAGGTAGTAAGACCATCAACATCTAAAGCAGCATTTAAGAATGTTTCACCATCAACATTTAATTGAGAATCAAAATCAACATTACCAGTTACATGAACTTCCCCAGTTACATCTAATTCTGTGCTAGGACTATTATTTTTAATACCAACCTTAGTCATCCTATAGATTGGAGAATCATTAGCACTAGTAGTATGACCCCATAGATCCTGTGTTTGAATCTTTGCAATAGCAGTTGGGTTTGCTGGATCTGGTATTGGAAGTAAAGTATCTACTCCAAGACCCTGACTATCTAATTGTACAAAATTCAACCACTGGAATAATTGTGCTGTTCCATTTACAGGTAAGTCAGCACCTTCATCCTGAACATACATTCCATCTAAGGAGATTGGAGATGCTTGTACCCAACGGATACCATTCCCATCTCTATTCAAATAATATCCATTTACACCTGGAGAATCTGCAGAGTCAATTATATTTCGATCAATCTTAACTGATCCCTCTACATTTAATTTTATTATACCATCTTGACTTGGATTATAACCAGGAACTGCAGTAGGATCTAAACTACCAATACCAACATTACCAGTATCAGTAATAACAAATGAATTATCTTTTGAATTTACTTTAAAGACTTCTGTCCCCTCGAACATAGAGGTTCTTACACCAACTTGTCCAGCATCACTTATAACTGCACCTTGTGTACCAGATTTAACTTGGAATTTTTGTGCAGGTAAAGTTGTTCCTATTCCAACTGAACAAGGATCAGTATTAACAATTAAACATTCAGAACCAACTTGGAAACGTGCTCCAGGTGTCGTAGAACCCAAGCCAACATTACCACTATCAGTAACAATAAGAGAAGTAAGTTTCTCTCCAACTTGAAATAAAGCATCTGGTTGTGTACTACCTATACCAACCCTTCCTCCTGTTTGTCCCTGACCATTCCTTCCATTAGTAGTAGATATAGCAGTAAAAACTGTTCCACCAGCACCAACATCTAATCTCTGAAAAACTGTAAGATAATCTGTATCAAGAAGACCTTTTATGGATACATCACTATTAAAAACAGCATTATTATTAACAATTAAACTTTCTACAGTTAATCCTTGACTACCATCTCCACTTAACCCACCAACTAAATCAGCATATAATTTTCCATAAACATGAACGTCATTATAAAATTCGGCAACATTACTGACACCGAAATTATCACCATCATTTATTCCTGAAAAATTTGTTTCTTCGGTCATTAGTTAGCTCTTCTATGATCTTTTACATCTGTACCCTTATAACATTTGTGCAAGAATCCAGCATCTCTAACAACAATATCACCTTTTTTAGTGTTACCCATAAATCTCTTACCAGGATCTACATCTAAATCTTTTACGAAAAAATGAACATGATCAGCATCGTTAGTAATTTTCCCAGTTGCTTTAAATTGTATGTCACTACCAGAAACAAGTTCTATATTTGCAGCAATTAATTTAAGAGTTCCTTTCTGGCAAGTAATAGCAACTCCACCTTCCATTGAGACAATTTCAACACCATTATATCCATCAGGTCTCTGATTATTAGCAGCACCAGTAATCTTTACAGTCTGATCGACCATAATATCAAAAGTTCCACTTTCTCTCAATCCAAGTTTAGCAGTTCCACCAGCACCATTACCAACCATACTGAAAACAGCAGGTCCACCTAAATGACTTGAAGGATTTCCATATTCAATCTTAAAATCACCAAAAGAATCAACCTGTCTTTTTTGCCAACTTGGTTGTTTTGTCATATTCTAATACCTTACCTTTCTATTTATTTCAACCAATACAGTCGATAACTTGCTTAACTTCACCCTGATATTCAGGTCTTGGTTTCAACTGTGCTCTTAATATTGCACCAAAACCAGTTTTAGTCTGTACTGTAAGTTCAGGGAAATCTATTATTTCTGCTACATTTACTGATGAAGAAGGTGGTATGGTTACATTAACAATTCTACCAAAGTCATCAACAACTACAGAGTACTCATTACCTGCAGAATCTTTAACCGTATCATCCTTATCATAATCTTCACCAGGTTTAAGGATATTTACATGATCAACTACAACAGGTTTTTGATCATCTTTAATTGGATAATTTTCACCAGGAGTAAGAATAATAATATCAACTACTTCTTGATAAGTAGGTGATTCTGGATCAGGATCTATTATTGCTCTTGCTGTTGCACCATATCCCTGATCACAATCATCCACTATCTCAATATATGGTGCTGCATTATATCCAGATCCACCACTCTTTAAATCAATACCAATAATACTACCAACAGCTTCCACACCAGAACCAATCACATCACCAAATATCGCCCTAGCATTTGCACCTATACCACCGCCACCAAAGATATTAAGTTTCACTCCAGCACAACTTAATTTTGGTCCAGAATAACACTCTCCAAGAGGACTCTTAAATCCAGGAACAGATACACTTGGGTTTGCAAAATCAAAGACACCCAATCCACCACCAGCAATACTCAATCCTTGAGCAGCATCAATTATTCCTTCCGTTAGAGAATCTGCAGTATTTGCAACTGCTAATATATTGTCTATTACAGAATCAATTGAGAATTTTGGTCCTCCACCAACAGTCAATTGTGTTATACCATCCAATTTTGGAGAATCTTGACACTCAAACATACTTGCAATCGCTTGTAAATTCTCTGCCTTTCCTCTCAAAAATCCTCCAATATCAAGACCACCACCAGGTAAAAGTCCACTTAAACCACCTAAAAGTGGTGCAATACCCTTTACAATACTACCAATTATTTGATTCGTTATTCCTGCAATTGCTTGATCCATAATACACTCAGTAAAATTAGCTACATTATCAAATAATTGATCTATTATACCATCAATAGCACCACCAAGACCCCCTAAAATGTTCTGTAAAATACAAGGGACACCTTCATTAAAAGATTTAAGATTTGGTATAAAAGATGCTTGCTCTGAAATACCTTTTATTTTTGCCTTAGCTCTACTCTTAGTCTTTGCAAATTCTTTTGCAAACTCTACATCATATACTTTTTTCAATCCTTTATTAGTTGCATCTGCAAGTTTATTTTGAACATTTGAAAAAACGTCTTTAGCTATACCACCACTCAAAAGAGTGATTTGTTTTTTCATATTTGCCTTTCTTTCCTTTATTTGAACCTCTACTACACCTTTAATTTCTTCTGCCTTCGCTTTAAACTCATCAGTATCAACACCACCAAATACTGCTCCAATTTGACTTTTAAGTGCCTCTTTATCAATTGATTCGGTTAATATTTTCAAATCTTTTGCTGCATTTTGCATCTCAGTTTTTATTTGAGTGCTGCAAAGTTGCATCGTGCTTATGTCTGCATCAGGTACATCAGCTATGCTACCTATACAACTAAAAGCAGATTTTATCTTTTCTTGCTCAAACTTTAACTCACCGATTTCTTCACCAAACTTAGATAATAAAGTATTAAGTTTTTTTATATTAACCTTTTTAGCTATATCATCTGGTATATCAAGAGGTAATGGAGTAGATTTAGCACCTTCTTGAGATCCAACTTCCCTATTTAAAAAATATTTACTTGGTGGATTCTCTGATGTATATCCAGTATATGGTTTAAATGGTTGTGTATATGGTCCAAGTGGAGCTGGACTTGCAGGTCTACCAAATATTCCTAATATTACAGGTAATTGTGCATCATCACCATCAAGAAAGAAACCAAATACACTATCTCCTGGTGATAATCTAGTCGAATGAAAAACACCAGCACCACCAGATCCTGCAGTTGATGGTAATAAAATCTGAGCCCAAGGTAAATCATCATCAGGCAATTCAATTGGATTTTGGGGATGATAACCCATAATCCTTACTTTAATTCTATTTCCCCATGCATCACCAGTTTGATTTATCTGATCACCTTGACATTTCTCAGGTGCAATCTGACCGATCCACCATCTGAATCCATCTCTTCCAACATAATTACTTTTTATTACTGATTCTTCTAGCATTACTTAGATCCGAATGTATCTTTAATTAGAGTTAATGATGTATATGATCCCATCGTATCAAAGTGATGGCATAATTCTTTAATCATATATAGACCACTTTGCTCTTTATCTTCTTTAGCAATATCCTTCTGATTATCATCTGCAAGTGCAAACTTACACTCAATCAAATTACCAGCTTCTAGATTACTATTTAACGGAATTGTCATACGAAGAGTTTGAGAAAATATAGAATTATATCTCATCATACTTTGAGATTGTGTAATAAAGGGATCTGCATTTTCTTTCTTAGATGCATTTTTTTCCATAGTTCCCCTATCCAGTATAGCAGTAATATATCTACTTGGAGTCTCACCAAGATTATTAGGCAACGAAACTTCCTTACCTAAACTTGAAGACTTACCTTTATACTGTTCTTGAGTAAATGTTCCTTTAGTTGGATCTGTATATTCAAAGGTTAAAGGATCAAAAAATATTCGATAACTACTATAAGCACCTCTCTGTAGCTTCCCTAAAACATCTTCATTTAAAGAAGTATTATATTTAAGTATTTTAAAATCTTGACTAGGACCACTTTCTATTATCTCATTATAATTATATACAGCTACTGAGTCTGAATCTATAAGACTATCAATTGATCTAAAAGCAAATTTTGATTTAGTTTCATAAAAAAGATATCCAGCAGTAGAACCTGCTTCAGATGCCTCTGGAACAGATTTTGATGCTAACCAAAATAAAACAGTAAATGGTTTTCTCATATTACCTATAAAACCATATACATTTTGAGTTAAATCACACTGTATATCCTTATCACTAGTTAAATAATTATCAAATATATCTTTTACAGAATCAGATATTTTAGTAGATGATGGATATTTTTTACCCACCCTAGAAGTTTCATTTGCTATTGCAGTTGGTGAAATCAAGTTTAAAGTAAATGATTCTGTTTTATTTTTCACTATAACATTACTAATACTTGAAACAAAAAAGTTAAAATCTAATTTTATATTGCTAGTACTGTTTGGTTTTATCTTCAAAATAACCTTTTCTCCACCCCTCAAAGGAAGTCCATTGTAAATTGTCTGCAATTCTCCATCATCACCTGCTATGGCATAACCCATATTAACTACTTGCAATTTCGCAGTAATTGTAGGTGAAAATAAATCCTCATAGTAATCAATCATGACGACACCCTGAGTGATATCAACAGATTTACCACTTGGTGACTCTATTACTATTTCTTCGTATAATGATGGATCTATTGCTGACATTTAAGTATATGCTGTTACTAAAGCTGTAAGGTGTTTATAATATTCATTTGTATTTAACTGTTTAGATCTACCCCCGCTATGAGATTCTTGTTTCACAGGAATAGCAGTAAATTGGTCTGAAGAATTACTCCCTATTGGGATAGTAATAATTTGCCCCTTTCTTTCTGGTGTTATTTCTTCAACAACACCCTTCATTTTAGTTTTTATGGATTGAATTTTATCTTGAACTTCTGGAGTATCAATAACCTCTTTTATCTGATCATGAGCATCTTTCAATTGAGGTTTTATCTCTTCTCCAGTATTCTTCAACTGCTCCATTAAACTGGATATTGCAGGTGTTAATTCACTTATAGTATTACTTGGTTCCACTTTTTGACCAAACTTTGTTCCTAATGGATTATCTTTAATCCATTGTTTAAAATCCTTTGTAAATTGTCTACGTCCAGAAACAGTTCGTGGATAATCATCTTTACTGGGTGGATTATTAATATTATATTCTTCACCTATTTTTAAATTGCCTAATGCATCTTTAATGCTTCTTTCCTGTTGGGAAATTATTTTTTTCACTTTTTTGAGTTCATCTTGATTAGAAAGTAATGCCTCTTTAGTCTTCTCACCAGAAATATTACTAGCTATAGACTCCAAAGAACCCAAAACATTATTTGGAATAACTTGCAAATCTTTGTCTGCAACAATTAATTCTCTAGATTCCTTTCCTTCACCAGTAGGATCATCACCAACTATAGCAGTTTCTCCCTTTTTAAGAAGACCACCAGTAGCCATTGTTGTGATGCCTTCAGTTTCATCTTTATCTTGATCTACATCTTGATCTTGATCTTGATCTTGATCTTCATCTATATCTTCCTCAGTAGGTAAATTTAAATTCTGAGCAACAATTTCTGCTAAATCTGAAGTATCAGCATAGCTGTTAATTGCTGAAACAAAATCACTGTTTACTGAAGCAATATTTTGATTAATAATTTTAAATTCTTTTTCACCTTTAGTAATAGATTCTTCAAAATCAAAAGGATCAAATCTATCTCTTATCTCAATTAATTTTTCCCCCATAGCACCTAAAAATGATTTAACATTATCAATATGACCACGAAGAGATGTAGAAAGATCCTTTACTCTACTTACCAAATTGGTAATTGATTTCATAATCTTTGGTATATTTGTTATTATCCATCCCAATATAGTTAATCCCAAAAAGTCAAGAAGTCTAGTAAAAAATCCCTTACTAGTATCTCCCAAAACTTTAGATTGTTTTTTTAAAATATTACCTACACTTAAACTAGAAGATTCAACATTATCCTCTCTTTTTTTTCTTAACCTAGCCTCTGATCTTTTACGAAAAAATGTTTTCTCAGTTTCTATAACACTTTTTTTAAACCTATTATCAGCATTAATATTCTTAGCAATATTTCTTGCCAGAAAACTCGCTCTAGTAATACCAGATGAAAACCCAGTAAGAGATCTACTTATTCTATTAAGACTAGATGTTGATCTAATTAACGCTGTTGGGTTCATGTTATGTTGGGACTACCTGATAGTTTTTAAATGCAAGGAATATATAACTATTATCCCTATTTGATGAAGGTATACTGGGAATAGTTGCTCCAGATTTACCAGATCCAGCAACTGAAGCAGTAGAATCAGAAGAATTTGGATTAATAGTAGGTAATGGTAATGCAACTATTTTTGGTTCCTTCAAAGAACCTAGATTCTTAGCAACAGTATCAGTTTTAGTTTTACTACTCTTTGGAACAATATTATTAGCAGTTAAATCCTCTTTAATATCTTTAAGTGCAAGTAAATCTCCATCTTTAATACCCAAACTAGGCGTAACATCTGAAATAGGATCTTTCGGAAATGCAGCTATTCTTTTATTATTTAATTCTGAACTAGATGAATCAAGTACCTTACTAAGATCAAGGTTTTCCTTTTTCTTCTTTTCTTCTATTTTCTTCTTTTCTTCTATATCATCTTTCTGAGTTTTCTTTTCTTCAGTCTTCTTGTCCTTGCCAAAATCTATACCAAGTATTTTTTCTCTAAAATTATAACCACCACTAAACAAAAGAGTACCAATAACAAGTCCTGCAGGAATAGCAGTAAATGGATTTGTAAGACCAAGACTACTTATAATAGCTGCAGTAGGTGCTGCTGCTACATAACCTGAAAGAACATCAGTTGCAGCATTTTTCCAATTTTTTCCATTTAAAATTTGCCAACCCTCTAGAAGTGCAGCAAGAGCTAAAGATTTAAATCCAGGTCCTCCAAATTTAGGTTTAACATTTACTTTTGGATTACTTATATTAGGTGATCTTGTTTTATTTCTTGCCCAATTAGGAAACCATCGAAACCCTCCTCCACCTGGTTTATATCCTTTAAAAAGATTGGGAAAAGTACCTTTTATTAAATCTCCAATTACCCTCTTAACATATTGGAAAGGTGTTCTAATAAGATTCTGAAAAGCAAATGTTAAAATACTCCCAGATAATCTTCTGATACCATTCATGAGTGTTCCCATTGCAGAAGCAAAAAGAACAAAACCCCCACCAAGCATACTTAAACCACCAATTATTTGATTACTTATCTCTTGCATCAATTTTTCATTATCATCTATCATAGCTTTTACAAATTCAAAAGCTTTAGATGTTAGCCAACCAGTAGTTATGATAAGAAATGCATTAGTTAATGCACCTAATCCCACTTTAAGTTTAGCACCTATTCTTTTAACTGGGAAAAGAAGAGCCTCTCTTAATTTTGATTCAATTGATTGTTCTCTAGTATTTCTTAAATTTGTTTCACCCTGTAATCTATTTCGTTTTAGTTCTTCTTCTTGCCTTTGTCTATCTAAAGTAGAATTAACTGCTAAATTTGAACTTATAACCTCTAACGACTTATTTAAAATAATAACTTGTTCATTTACATTATCAACTTGATTTGAAATACCACCCAACAACACAGAATTTCTAGTTGTTGCATTAGCTGATACAGAATCATCTTTTTGCCTTAAAACACCACCACCCGTAAATATACTATTAGAAACTGTGTTCCTAATGGCACGTATTCCTCCTGCTATTGGTGATTTAATGGGTTCAGCCATTTTGTTGTTGCTTTAAATTTTCTTCTTCAATATATTGTTGTAAAAGTGCAAGATAGATTTCTCTTTCCCACGGCATCATATTTTCTAACTCTGTTAAGCTATATTTATGATGTTGCATCAAAGCAAAGTTAACCTTATAGTATGACTCAAGGTCTTCATGAGCCATACTTATACGAAAAAACTTTGCAAACCCTCCAATACAATTTCATTTTCTTTTTTTGTTTTTGGATTAGTCACCTTAACAGTATGTGACAATTTAGGCATAGTATCAAAGAATTTTTCAATATCCTTAAACTGCTTTGAATTAAGAGACTCTACAAAATCACTCAATTCTTTTTTAGTGCAGTCAGCACCAGCCCAAGATTCATCTTCAGAATAAACTTGATCTACACATGATGCAATTAATTTAAATGTATCATCAACATTAACACTACCATCAACATTAAAATTAGTTTTAATAAATTCATCCATTGATGGATACTTCATTCTCAAAGTATATTCATCATCTAATTTAATGTCTGGGGAATGGTCTTTATTAATTTGAACCATTATCTCATCAAGATTAATAGTAGTAGGAACCTGTGTCTCACCATCATCAGGACAAGTAACCATTACTTCAACTTCTTCTCCAACAGACTTACCACGAATATTGAGGAAGAGATATTCAATATCAAAAGTAGAAAAATCATTAACTTTCATACCTTTAGTTAAAATACAAGCAGAAAGAACATCTTTAATAGCATTTGCTATTTGTTTACTATCCTGACTCTCCATAGCCATGATAAGAATCTTTTCTTCTTTAACTAAAAAAGGTCTATATTTAATTTTCTTCTTGGTAGAAGGAACAACTAACTCATAAGAAGGAGTCGAAATCTTTGGTAAAGGCATAATAAGCTCAGTTCAAGTATTTTTATTTATAGAGGAAATTCAAACTTATTTTATGCGGAATAATATCCTTCACTAATAACCCTTCCGATACTTTCATCAGCACTAAAATAAGCATTAGTAGATAGATTAGATTTAGGTAAATCTACGTATGAATTTAATTCTTTATATACCTCATCAGTACCAGCAACACCAGAATTCAAAATAGTACCTGCTGGTCTGTTACCATATACTCCAGCAGCTGCTGATGACTGATTTTGACTATCTCCTACGGATTTTGATAAAGAACTTGCCTTTCCACAAATATACCTTTCATATGCAAAGGAACAACTTGCCTTTAAAACACTTGAATTCTGATATTGAACTTTTGTAGAATCTAGTGCAATAGGAAATAAACCTCTAAAATTATATTCAAGACTCTGTCTATAATTTTTTTCAAATTTTATAATTTTAGTTGATTGTGATCTATAATTTTCTGGATAATTTAATTTGAAATTATATGCATTATCTAAAGGACTTGCCTGAGATGCTCCAGTAATATATTCCATCCAATGTTCAAAAAATTTAAGTGCTTTATATTCATTATCAACATAAAACTCTAATTTAATTCTAGTGAAATTTCTAGTATGTGGTATGGTTTCAGTTACACCCTGAAATTCACCATTAACTACTTCTGTTGCAAATGTAGATCCAGGTAAAAATGCAGAACTACATAATAATCCTATATCATCTGTATGAAATCTACTATCTATTCCTTTACCTCGTAAAAATCCCCTCAGACTACCAGTACCTGGAATACCAAACTTAACCAAGTAATGAGAAGTTTGAGCAACATTTTGAAACTTCGGTAATATTTGAGATATTTTCTTTGGAATTGGTGCTGACACTCTAAATAGTTCTACTATATCATTTCTATTTAGATGGCTTATAAAGGAAAGTATTCTCCAAGATTTCCTCAAAAATATAAGGGTGATCCGACAAATATAATTTATAGATCATTATGGGAAAGGAAATTCATGGTTTACTGCGATTCTAATGCTAATGTATTAGAATGGGCAAGTGAAGAAATAGCAATACCTTATGTGTCTCCCGTTGATAATCGTCAGCACAGATACTTTCCAGATTTCTATATGAAGGTAAAGGAAACTGATGGTAGAATAAAAAAATATGTTATTGAAGTGAAACCATTAAAACAGTGTAGTCCACCTAAAAAACCAAAAAGGCAAACTAAAAGATATATTACCGAAGCATATACATATGCTACAAATCAAACAAAATGGAAAGAAGCAAGAGAATGGTGTGCTGATCGTCAATGGGAGTTTAAAGTAGTTACTGAAAAAGAACTAGGAATTAAATGAGTAGAGTTAAAGAGATACGTGATAATTTAATCGGCACAGAAGATGCTGATGATCTGATGTTGGAAATTATTAGTGTCTTAAATGAAGGAGGAAAAGTTCCTCAAGTAGGAAAATTCTATGTCTTTGTATATAATCCAAAAACACCTAATATAAGGTATGACCAAAATCCCCTAGTTGGTGTAACTGGAGTATATGAATGGGGATTCAAAGGGATTAACTTTCATTGGAATGATCATAGAAATTATACTTGGAATGAAGTACCTGGTGGTCTTTATGAAATTAATAATGATGAGCTATCTGACCTTGATGGTATTCCTTTCGCAAGATTCCGTATAAATAGCTGATAATACTTAAATAGGTCGATAATGTGGCAGCAGATACAGTAACTACAGGAACAGATGGATCTAGTCAGAATGTATCTGATGGAACTAGTGCTAAAGAAGTTGGTGGAAAAAAATCGTCTAAAAGTGCAAAAAAATATGGTGAATTTTTTCTTAGTTATCCTTTAGATAGATTAAATACTGGAGAAGACAGTCTTTTAATACAATCAGTCAGATATAAACCCCCAAAAAATAAAATGGGGTCTAATATTGCCAAAAACATGAATACTGCATACTTTGAGCCAAATGAAGAAGGTGGTGTTTTAGTAAATGATATAAAGGGTGTTATTAAGTATAATGATGCTGGTAACGTGCGAACTAATGATCAAATAAATCCAGGCATTAAGAATGTACTGAATGATCCAAACTTCAAGGGACTTAATTTTGGATTACAGAATGGTAATAATGGAATGGATAAAACATATAATATTAAAAAGAGTTCTAAAAATAATAAATCAGGTCTACAATTCGCAACGGATACAAATTTTTATGTAGAACTTCCAGTACCTAAACAAGTTCAAGATGGAAATTCTGTTGATTGGGAAGGAAGTTCAATGAATCTATTCACTCTAGCAGGAATGGATATTGCATCACTTGCAATGACAGAACCAGGAAAATTACTAGAAAATTCTAAACTATTGATAGATGAATTAGTACAAACTGGTAACATAGGGGATGCTCTTGGAATAGAAAGTGGCGATACACTAATAGACTCTATAAGAGCATCACTAGCAGGTGCTGCTGTTAATCAATTTGGTGCTAATGTTACAACAAATAATGTATTATCAAGATCAACAGGTCAAATATTGAATAGTAACACCGAATTATTATTCAACGGTGTTAATCTAAGAGTATTTAAATTTGGATTTACTTTCACACCAAGATCCGAAGCAGAAAGTAAAAGAGCATTACAAATCATACGCCAAATGAAAATGTCAATGTCACCTAAAAAAGGTGGAGAGACAGCTGGTTCGCAAGGTGGTGGAATTATGCTAGGTGCTCCTGATATATTTTTACTACGATATTTACATAATGGAAAAGATCATCCATTCTTAAATTCATTTAAACCATGTGCGTTAACAGACTTTAATGTTAACTATACAGGTTCCAATACTTATTCAACTTATGCTGATGGAACACCAGTTCATATGAAAGTTTCTATGACATTTAAAGAAACAAACCCAGTATATCTTGAAGATTATGAAGACGCACAATTAGGAGTAGGATACTAATGTCATACTTAAAAAGATTACCCTTTGTAAGGTATCCATCACCATTATCGCATAAAAATTCTGCGAATGATTATATTCTAATAACAAATTTATTTCGCAAAAATAAATTATTAGATGGAGTATCTAAAGAAACAACAACATTCAATAAGTTTCTCGTTGCTGATGGTGCAAGACCAGATAATGTAGCAGAAGATATCTATGGTGATGCTGATTTAGATTTTATTGTTATTATTAGTTGTGGTATAACAAATATTAGAGATGAATGGCCATTATCAAATAAAGAATTATATGAATTTGTTGATGATAAGTATGGTGTTAAGATGAATAATATTCATCATTATGAAACTCTAGAAGTTAAAGATGAAAATGATAGATTAATATTACCTGCAGGTAAAATAGTAGAACATGATGTATCTAGCGGAAGACCTTTTCAAATTGATGGTCCTGCTGCAGGATTTGGTGGATCTGCTAATAAATGGTATGGAGTTGATCCAGGTCAAAATGATGTACAAGCAACCTATACTGGAGAAAAAATATCACCTGTAGTTGGAGTATCTAACTTTGATTATGAAACATTATTAAATGAGGAAAAAAGAATGATAAGACCTCTAAAAAAAGAATATGTAAGTTTGTTCTTATCAGATTTTGAAAGAATTATGAAGTATGATAGAAATACACAATATGTTAGCAAGACTGTAATCACAACAGAAAATAACTTCGTTCAATAATCTATATTATAAATAGCTTTTGATCGGTTGGTAAGATCACACAACTTGGAAAATTTTGAAGGATTAAGTAATTAATAATTCTTTAGAGAGACTGAGTTACACAGAGAGACCTAGCAACCAAGAAACAAACAAAGGAGAATACTATGGCTAAAAACGGCTATGAAATCCGCTTGGAGTTACTCCAACTTGCGGAATCAAGACTTCGTGACCGATATTACGAAGCAAAAGAACGTTTCCAATACCTTGATGAAAAAGGTGAGGCAGCGTTATTGTCAACAAGTCTTTACGAGCAATATCCAGTTTTTCCAACTGATGATGAAATTGACTCTTTAGCACAGCATTTAATTGCTACAATGTCAGGTCAAAACCATGAAAAATCTTAAAAGAGATTTAAATCTCAAGGTAAGTAAACAACCAAGGTTGAAAACAATCCTTGAAAACAAAAAAAATGCAGAGGCTTTTATGAGCCTCTGCAACAAATTGCAATATATTCCTGATATCTAGGATTATTCTGCTAGTTTAGCAAAATATGACATAGCATCATCATCATCGTCTGAAGCAGATGCTTTAGATACAGATTCTACTGTCTCAACAACAGGAGTAGATGCTCTCACGTCTTCAATTTCTTGCTCTAAAGTTTCAGCATCGTTACGAACTGGCTTATTGCCAAGAACATAACCAAGACGAGTCTTGAGTTCATCGTATGTCTTAAACTGATCGTTAGCAACTAATTCTGCTAAGGAATACTCCTTCTTCCAGATTGCTTCCATCGCATCGTCATCATCTAGTAATGCACTAGTGGCAGCGAACTCAGAAGAGTCATAGTTACGATAACCAGCAACGTTCTTTGCCTTCAACTTGAAGTTAGCACCTTGCCAGAAATCGAATGGATC